TTCGCCACGACATTCTTTCATAATCGCACCTAGTGTATCCCCCTTTTTTACGGTACGGACTTTACACTCATCTATCGCTGGTGTTGGTGCAGGCTCTGGGGTCGGAGTCGGCTCTGGCTCAGGCACTGGCTCTGGTTTGATATATGCTTTTGGTCTATAATACCCAATCAGATTCTTGATGTTGAGGTTTATCACATTAGTTGCAGCACCTCCGCCTTCACATGGTACGCCACCTTGGTTTTCGCCTAGCAAAGCTACATACCCATTAGCTAATGGCCCGAGAGCCATGCCAATGTGCCCATATTGACCACCATCAAACACTAGCCAGTCGCCAGCTTGGATCTTATCCTTGCTATCAGCCCAGAAAATCAAGAAATCGTCACCAGCATTTTGCTCAGCGCATTTCATCATGCCTTTTGCCATCCCAGTTCCACAAGTCGAAACATCTCTATTTGCGTAACTCCACCAATACACTCGTGAGAGGCTGACGCATTGAGCTCCAAAGCGGTTGTTGGCGTATATGCACTTGCCCAATGTAGCGTTCTTAAAAGCCTCTGGTGTATCAGTCGGATACCATTCAGCCCAACCTAAGTCTTCGTATTCGCCCTCAGTGGCAGAAACACCAGTTTCTTTATCCTCGAACTTGCCACCATCGACTTCCTCTACAGTCTTTATCTCCTCACCGTTCACATCCTCAATTTGTATAATCTCGCCCATATCATCCGTGACGGTAGCTGGCAATTTTTCCTCAGAGTATTCAATTTTTGCATTTATTTCGGAATCTTCCATATGAATGCTGATATTAGCCCCCAAAATGGCTGCCATCACAACTCCCACCAGTATAATGATGATTGCTGTTGCTTTTTCTATACTCATAATCCTCCTTTATTGTTTTATTAGAAATAAGCTAAAATCAGTATCTGTACTAGCAAATTCTTTGTGCCAGCACTACTTTTATTTATCCATAAATCTATGTTATTAAGATTTACTTCACTATACGTTTTGTATGAAGCTAGGTCGGCAGTAAAAGACGCGTCTACGTTAGCTCCAATAACACTAACAGGCGCTTGTGCCCAACTTCCTTTTGCATTAACAACCCCTGCCCCAGATGAGTTGTTTTGCCATGCTGTCCCATTTATTGCACATAAGGTCAACCCATTCCCGTCTAGTGGTATCATGTTACACACCGTTGTGCCAACCACAGTGTTGTTGTTTCTCCATGTTATATTCTGAGTAGACATCCATTGAGTCGCCCCGAAATTGGCTGGGTTTAACCCTGCATTGCCACCAGCTTGTATATTGCTGGTCGTAATGCTTGTTGTGCCACTTGCCACAGTTATATTAGCTAATACTACATAATAGGCTGTCGTGCCACTTGCTCCATCTGCTGTTATCGCTGTTCTAATGGCACTCTCAGTTGGTGCTGATGGGGATGATGATACTGTTCCTGCGACTACAATCAACCCACAAGCCCCGTAGTTGTCCGTTACCGTGCTTGTTCCAGTTGGCGGGTTATCCACATAGGCTACGATAGAATCAATGCGTGAGTTATTATTTGGTGCATTCCCTACTGTTACTGAAACTGGTGACCCACTGATATTGTTCACTGTAGTTTTGTTGCCTGCATTGTCCTCTGCAATAGCTACATCACGAGTATTGCCATCGCCTCCTATTGTTACTGTTAAACCTGAACTTGGTGTGCAACCCCACCCGCTCAAAATCCCCCTGCTATATGCCGCCAAGCCATCATTAAACGCATTGGCAGATGTTCTACCGCCGAATGCGCCATTTGTGCCAACGGCGTTATTTGGATTCGTAGTCATTTTCCTCCTTTTTTATTAAATCGTTATATTCTGCGAAAGTTGCTACTTTCATCTTTACTTTTACTGCGTTGCATTTCGGGCAATTCAGCACACAGTCTACGCTCTTATTAGTATCGCCCAGTATCCATCCACATTTCGGACATCTTATCTTAATCGCTCCCATTATACTAGCTCCTCGTCCCAATAACAACGACAGTTCGGATGTGCTGATGTTATTCGTCCGTTATCGTTCCAGCTATCTTGCCCCCATGTTAACCTTTCGTCTGGGCTTAGTTTGTAGTATTTTAGCTGGTCATCGGTAAGCCTATCGCCGGCAAGAAATGTTTCATCAAATATCATACCTAAATCTACCGTTTGTCCTTCCATACCTGCACAAATAGGGCACACATCCTTATCATGCGAAGTTCGCCAAACTAGCTTCACACTCAAACCATATTTCTCGGCTAAGCCTTCGTCTATCTCTAATCGTCCACTTCGTATAGCGTACAAAGTTTCATTCCTTGCGATAAGCTCGGCTCGTTCTCTTGGCATAACTTCTTCTAGGCGTTTTCTAATTTGGTTGGCTGTCAAAAACTCCTCCCCGGCTAGTGTATTTCTGACTACTTCTTCTGCATAATCTCTATATCCACTGGCTAACTGCCTTGCTCTCGTTGCTATTCTATCCTCTAACGCTTGGCTAGTGTGTATCTCGCCATTACTGATGGTAGATAAGATTTCACTCGCAACATCATCTTCTGCTAGGAGCGACAGAGCTTTTGCTCCTTCTTCACCACCTTTGTTCGCGTCATCTACCAAAATATCAATCATCTCGTCAATTATTTTGTCATACTGCTCGCCTTTCTGTTGCATGACATCCCGTGCCAGCTCTACGAGCTTGTCGTATAGCTTGCGTTCATCTGGTGTCATCTCTGGCAAAGCGTCAAGACTTTTATGGCAACTGCAATTGTGACCATGCACTAAGTCATGCGTTTCTAGGTTTTCTAAAGGGTCTGTAGGCTCGCTCTCGCCCCCCTTTTTGTCCACAGTGGATTCTATTGCTTTTGGCTTTTCATAATCAATCGCTACCGGTGCATTCAGTTGCCCAAGAAGTGATTTTGCATAGATGTCATTAGCTGCTCCTTTCCAGCATTCTGGTAGACCCATGGCAGTTACCGCACTATCACCGCTCGCTCCTGCGCTAATAAGGTTGACTAGTGCCTCGCTTCGTATTCTTGCAATTTCGGCTTTTGCCTTTGTCCTCTCTGTGAGTTCTGGTATTTCCAAATCAAAGCTAATACCATAGCCAAGACCTCCTAGTATACGTTCTAGCTCGTGCTGGAACTGATTCCAGAAGCTCATCAAAGCCGGGTATACTCGGCGCTTTGTAAATTGATGGTCACTAAGTTCTGCATTGTCATATTTGGCGCTTGAATCATCGCCTAGTATGAAGTTAGACACTCCAATGGACTTGTTGAGCCTGTCATTGACAATTTCCACAATTTCTTTTATCGCCAGTGTAGAGTTGTTACCTTGTATAGTTTTGACTTCTACTTGATCCACGCTTTGTCCAGTATCATTGTCAAATTGCCTCCACGCATAAACAGTCTTGTTGCGATTGTGCGCCCCCTTGAGCTTGTTCTCCAGTTCTTTGCGGGTCTTATCGTACTTCTCAAAGGTGCTTGCCGTGATAAATGTGATGGTAGCCGGAATAGCACCATTTTCAAAGTAAGCTCGTTGATATTGCGCAATCAAATCATCAATCTGCGCCCAAACTCGCACTGCTGACGCAGGCGATACTCCTTTTTGAAGGTTGCGAGGGCTACGGCTAAACCGAAGGCGCATGACTTGTGTTTCGTCTAATACTTCTATGCCATCAGTGGTCAATACCTGCCACTCCCATCGCCCATAGCCAAGATATATCCGGCATTCTGGTGGTATGATGGTGTAGCCTATAACTTTGCCCCTCTTATCCCTCCACACATGGATGTCTAGCTCGTCCTCTGTAAGCCATGTAGCAAACATCAAATCTGCAAATTCAGCCCATCCCATTTCGTCATTTGGATCTTGCAACCAATACAACTCCGGTGTTTTCGCTATTGGAAGCTTTGTGCCTCTCTCTGTAACACCATACGGCATAACGGTTTTCATTTCATCAATGAGTGGTCTTACTTGCGCAAATAAGTTCTCATAATCCGAACATATCGGACTCAAAAAGAATTGATTCGATAGTTCTTGCGCAAAGTCCCTTGCTTTTTTTCGCTTTGTAGCGTCTTTTATTCTAGCTATTATGCTCATTTTTCTTTGCCCTCACTTTTTTTTCTGGTTTTTTAACAAAATCTGATATTTTTTCTGCGAATTTCTGCCCATCTGTGAAGAATGGCATTTTCTTAATTTTATGCACAAATACAGCCTCATGCACCAGTTCTTTGCCCTCATCGCTTGCGAATGACACCTTCCTGACAGTAAGCCCATTCGTGTCAATATACTTTTTTAGCTCTTTGCCTCTATCGCCACACATCACGCAATCTTGATAGACGCACACAATCTCTTTATCCATTGTCTTTCCCATCCTCTATCACTCTCGTGATATATTTTTCAATAGCTCCTTCTGTAACACTTGATAATCGATTCAAACCAGTTTCGCCATTGCAAAGATAAGTCCGAAGCACTATTTTGTCATCCACGCTCAACTTCTCTCTAATGAAGCTCTTGGCGTATTCTTCCTCAAAACAAGAAGCCAATACCTCATCGGCTTCTTTGATTTGCGTTTCTGTTTCAAATTTTATGTTTGATAGCCGTAGTTTCTTTTCTACGTCTAGCTTTGGCTCGCATAACTTCCCTTTGAAGTCTATGGGCTCAAGTCCGTTAAAATGTAGCATAGCTCTTTGCTCCTTTTTACTATAAGTCCATTATAACACAAAAAGAAAGACCCCGATTTGGGGTCTACTGAGTTTTGGGAGTGTGCTTTTATATTATACCATACTATGCGAAGAAGAAGATAGAGCCAATCATAATCCCAAATAATGCTGCTCCGAGTAAGTCTTTCATTGATTCTTTCATTTTTATTTCCTTTCGTTTATTTGCTATATCTCTATATTATCACAAGCATAATAAAAAGTCAATAGGATTTTTGTAATTTTCCGTAATTTTCTGGCAATCCTTTGAGCCTTCTCCTCCTTGCCTTCATTTTACAGTTTTGACTGCAGAATCGAGCTGAGCTAGCATACTGTGTAGTAGTATAGACTTTTCCACAATGCGCACATATTTTATTTACCGGCTCACGCTTTTGGTATGCCTCTACGCCATGTTTTCTGTGCCATTCCCTTCCTTCTTCTGATTTATGCCATTCTTTCGACTTATACATAATTTTCATCATGTGGTTTTTTCGTTTTTCTCTTATTTCTTCTGACACATTTTTATTATTCTCAGACTGGGTGGCTAGACGAAGATTTTCAATTTGGTTATTATCTCTATCCCTGTTTATATGGTCGATGACTAACCCTTTTGGTATTTCACCATTATGGTATATCCAAACTTGCCTATGCAAAGAATGTGGTTTTACTTGGGCGTTTCTGTAGTAACCACTACTTTTGTCTTTCCAATAATTTTTACCGTTGAAAAATTGTTTTGTCGGGGATATAATTTCTACCTTCATATAACTTATTATATCATACTTTAGGTATATTAGAACTCTATCCTATGCTTCTTCAAATCATCAATAGCATAGCGCAAACTGTCGCATAAATCATCGTCACTCTTTTCTGGCTCAAATATTGTTTCCCCTGTTGAGCGCTTTTTTCTCCAAGCATAGCTCAGATATTCTCTTTTTAGATTTTTACCGTAGAAATATATTTGTCTTTCTTGTACTCTGCTTATCCCCCTCATCACACTACCAGCGTCCTTATTCGCCGGTACAATTCTGTAGCCTGCCTGCTTAATGTCGTTTATAATTTCTGGTCTAGCACTATCTGCGACAATCAAAACATTTGGGTCTATATTGTGTCTTTTTAACAAATCCACATATTGCGAGCTTAAAATACCCCGCTCATATATCTTTTCTACAATTCCAAGCGACCCATCTTCATTCTCGTATATCGCAGTCATCCCTGTAGGATGTCCAAAGCCAAAATCTAAGCCATATCGTACTAATTTGCCCTTATTTTTGATGTCATCCTCGCTAGATTCTACCCATGACGAGTATATATTTCCCTCAAGAACTCCAATCTGCCCCAATCCATACACAACCCACCAGTTGCTCGGCTCTTCGCCTTCTTTCGGCTTTCGGCTCTCAATATTTTCACGTTCTTGCTTGCCTAATGCCTCATTATCCTTATATGTAAGTATTATGAAACTTGTCCGGTCTTTCTGCTTTTCCACAAGCTCCTCATGTGCCCAAAACTTGGCACTTGGGTTGTAGTCTATAATCACAAAGTCCCTCGTACGTCCCGCAAGTTGGTCAAAGGTTTCATAGTCCAAACCATTCGCCTCATTCACAAATAAGACATCACGCCTTGGGCCACGAGAAGTCATAGTGTCACATGATAAGAATTCAATCTGCGAGCCGTTTAAGAAAGTGTATATTTTCGCCGATTTATTAAAACAAGTATCATCCCACTGTTTAGTTCCTTGCATGATTTTCTTAAAATCACGCATTGCGCCAGTTGCCAAGTGGTTATAGCTCATACCAGCTACGGTCACCAAAGAGTTCGGATAACTC